GCAGGATATTGGTAAGTAGGGGGGTTGACTGTCCGAAGAATGTATGCAAACTTCTGACCGTTGTCATCGTCCAACTCCTTCGGGGTTGTTCTTGAGGGTGAGCCAATATGAACACCCCGACTTTTTTTCCACCCGGAGAAGTCAGGGTTGACAACAGGGTAGTCCATCCCCGATACTCCTTGCAAAAGAAGGAGTTAAAACGATGACGCAAGCTTTCACTCCCGAATTGCTTGAACCGGAGCGCGTGGTATGCGCCTATGCAGATGGCAGTCGAGCCGTCTGGAGACTCATGTCTACTGCCGATGGGATCGGCATGTGGAAGCCTTACCATATCGACAAGGATGAGAATATCATCCGTCAGCCTGCATGGCTTCCGCTGCCCGGTTCGCAGTATGACTTCCTCGAATCACCTGCCTTCGAAACGCTCTATGAGGGGACCCGTGGCCCCGGCAAGACCATGACCCTGCTCATGGACTTCGCCAAGGACGTTGGCAAGGGATATGGCAAGGCTTGGCGCGGCATCTTGTTCCGCCGCACCTACGGTGACCTTGATGACGTGGTGCGCAAGGTCGAGGAAGTCTACCCCAAGGTGTTCCCCGGATTCCAGTTCAAGAAGTCCAAGGCCGACTACGCTTGCGTGTGGCCGGACGGTGAGCAGTTGCTGCTCCGGCACATGCTGGATGAGAATGACTACGATGGCTATCACGGCCATGAGTATCCTTGGATCGCTTTCGAAGAGCTTACTCAGTGGGATAACGATAAGGCCTACAAGCTGATGTTCTCCTGCTGCCGACCGACCGGCCCCGGCATCCCGTGCCGCATGCGCGCGACCACGAACCCGTATGGTGTGGGCCACTCGTGGGTGAAGAAGCGCTTCAAGCTGCCGCACTTCCGTGGGAAGATCATCAGGAACCCCGGCGAAGTTCCGCGTGTGGCCATTCATGGCAACCTGTCTGAGAACTTCCTGTTGCTGCACACCGCGCCGAACTATCCTCAGCAGGTTATGCAGGCCGCGACCAATCCGGCACAGGCTGCCGCGTGGATTCAGGGCTCGTGGGATGTGAACGCGGGTGGCATGGTGGACGACCTGTGGGATGCCAAGGAGCATGTGCTGCCGGACTTCCCGGCCAAGGTCATTCCGAGGTCTTGGCGCATTACCCGCGCCTATGACCACGGCCAGTCTCATCCCTTCGCTGTCGGCTGGTGGCTGGAGTCTTCCGGCGAGCCGATCAAATGGCAGGGGCAGGAGTATGGCCGCATCCGTGGTGACCTCATCCTGTATGATGAGTGGTACGGCACGACCGGCGAAGAGCAGACCGGCGTCCGCATGGAAGCTGGCAACATCGCACAGGGTATCCTCGACCGCGAAGACGACATGGGCATCCGTGGTCGTGTTATGCCGGGACCGGCTGACACCGAAATTTATAGCAAGGACTCTCGCGGTACTGGGCGAGCGCCTGCCGACGACATGATGGACAAGGGGGTCTACTGGGAACGCGCCGACAAGACGCCGGGCTCTCGCAAGCGCGGCTGGCAGATGATCAGGTCACGCTTGACGCAGGCCAAGCCGGGCCGGGATGGAACCCGTGAGAAGCCCGGCATGTTCGTGTGCCAGCGTTGCAAGTATTGGCTGACCTACGTCCCGACCATGCCGCGCGACAAGGTGGACCCGGATGATGTGCCGGATAAGTATGAGGACCATTTGGGGGACATGACGCGATACCGCTTGAACTGGGTGATTCCGGGCATGTGGCGCAAGAGCTTCTAAATGGGGTGTGACAAGACCTCTGAATGTGATAATAGCAGCAGAGGATTCGTATCAGCTAGGAGAGTAACCCGTGGCCAGCATTGATGAAAAGCGCAAGGACCCGAGCACCACGAGTGCGGCCTATGACTATATGTTCCCGAAGTGGAGGATGATCAACACTCTGCTCGGCGGGACCTCGGCCATGCGCGCCGCCCGGACGGAGTACCTGCCTCAGCACCCGCACGAATCCGACCGCAACTACAACGACCGCCTGAACACCACGACCCTCTTGAACATGACCGAGCTTACCCTTGAGTCCTTGGTAGGCAAGCCCTTCTCTGATCCGGTCAAGGTCGAGAACGCGCCGGACATGGAAGAGTTTCTGAAGGACGTGGACCTTCAGGGCAATGCGGCTGGCATCTTCTGCCGTCAGTGGTTCCGTGAAGGTATCGCCAAGTCCTTTGCTCACATCCTCATCGACATGCCGCGTGTGGATATGACCGCGCCGCGAACGCTGGCCGATGACCTTGCCGAAAAGAATCGCCCCTACTGGACTCTCATCTCGCCGGAGAACGTGCTGTTCATGTCGTTCGCCAAGGTTGACGGCGTGGTCCAGCCGATCCACATCCGCATTTGGGAAACTGAAATTGTGCAGGATGGTTTCACCGAGCGCAAGGTGAACCGCATCCGTGTATTGGAGCCCGGCTGGTGGACGGTGTACGAAGAGCGCGTGGACCAGAAGACCCGCAAGGTTGTGTGGGTGTATGTTGACGGCGGTGAGACCGCGCTGTCCTACATTCCGTGGGTGACCTTCTATGCCAACACTGATGGCCCGATGACCGGCAAGCCGCCGCTGGAAGACCTCGCGCATTTGAACATCGCTCACTGGCAGTCGATGTCCGATCAGCGGAACATCCTCACGGTCGCGCGCTTCCCGATGCTTGCCGTCAGCGGCGCGCACGACACGCCCAACAACGATGTCATGGTCATTGGCCCTCGTCAGCTTCTGGCCACGCGCGCCGAGAACGGCAAGTTCTACTACGTTGAGCACACCGGCAAGGCCATCAAGGCTGGTGCAGATGACCTCGACAAGCTGGAGCAGGACATGGCCGCGTATGGTGCGGAGTTCTTGCGCAAGCGTCCGGGCGGGAGCACTGCCACGGCTCGTGCTCTCGACTCTGCCGAAGCAACTTCACCGCTTCAGGACATGACCATCCGCTTCATCGACTGCGTCGAGCAGGCCCTGAAGATCACGGCTGACTGGGAAGACAAGAAGTTCGATGGCAAGGTCATCATCACCACGGACTTCGGGCCGGAAGAAGTCAAGGATGCCGACATGCGTGTTCTGGCCGAAGCCCGCCGCAACCGCGACCTGTCGCGCGTCCACTTCGTTGCTGAGATGAAGCGCCGTGGTGCGCTGGCCGACGACTTCGACAATGATCAGAACGTCAAGGAACTGGAGGACGAACCGCAAATCGAGTCGCCCTTTGCCACCGGCATGAACATCGACGGTTCTGCTGGCGCGAACGTAGACAACGCAACGAAGAAGGGCGCAAAGCCCGCGAAGAAGAAGGCAAAGACTGATGGCAAAAAGTCCGAATCAAGTTGAACGTGATCCTTGGGAAGACGAGGATTTCGAAGAGTCATTGAAGGAGCCCGTGCGCCTTGTCCCTATCGAACGGGATGAAGATGTGCAGATGCGCGCCAGCAAGGCCAGCGAAGACGAGTGGGTTATCAAGTACCCCGATGGTAAGCGCACTCCGAATCAATATGACCTCAAGGCTCGCGCCAAGCGTTCGAAGTTCCTGCACCTCTTGTCGAAGACCGGCAGTGTGAAGAAGTCCGCTCTACAGGTCGGCCTAACGCCTCGTGCCCTCACGAAGGCGAGGATGGAGTATGACGACTTCAAACTGAACTGGGATATTGCCCTCGAAATCTACTATCAGTTTGAAGCCGAGGAGTCCATCCGGCACCGTGCCATCGACGGTACGCTGGAGCCCATCGTCTATCAGGGCCTCATCACCGGATACAAGCGCACCTACGATTCAGGTCTGACTCAGTTCTGGTACAAGGCCAACATGCGCGACAAGTACGGCGAGCAGAGCGAGGTCAAGATCAGCGGCAACATCAATCACGGCGTGGCCATGCTGCCTGCTCAGGCCGTGGACCCGGACGCATGGGAGAAGCGCGCCGCGCGCACTCTGGAAATCCAGAAGGAGAATATGATTGACATAACGCCTACGGTAGTGGACACTAAGCCGGTTAACGTCCAGAAGAATGGACAAATCAAGGTCGAGCGCTGATGATTATCAAGACTTGGAAGAAGCAGGTGGTCATCGCCAAGAGCCGGGGCTTCCCGGATGTCACGTGTGCGCAGAGTGCCAATGTCAGTTTGGCTCAGCTTCAGCGTGAACTTGGCATAGACGATGCATTCCGCCTTGAGTATGAGGAAGCGGCGCGCAACGCGCCTCCCCCTCCCCGCTGGTAACCATAGGAGAACCCCGTGAAGAATATCCTGATCTACAAGCTGGTGCTATTGAACACCCTCGCAATCGCGTGGCTGTCGATCACCAACTACCAGACCGATTGGTTCGGCAAGCTGGTTCATTCTGATACGACTGGCATCAACTATGCCACCCTCGGCCTCTTCGTGCTGGTGCTACTGGCCACCATGTTCTACGCCTTCAAGCTGAACAAGGCCTTCAATATCATCGTTGCCGAGCCTAACCGCCGCTGGATGGTGCGCAAGAAGAACTTTGAATGGATAGAACGCGCTGCTGGATGGATGCTCTTTCTCGGTCTCATCGGCACCTTGTACGGTCTGATGATTTCGCTGTCTGGCGTCAACACCGGCAACATCAACAGCGTGGACGGCCTCAAGACCATCGGCGTCCAGTTGATTTCCGGCCTGCGTATCGAAATCAGCACCACCCTCATCGGTGCTATCATGGCCATGTGGACTGAGGTCAACTACACCATCGTCAAGCACACGGCTGATCACTTCACCAGCTTGGAGGTAAACCAGTGAAGAGCACGTACCTTCTCTTCCGCGCCTACTCGCTGATCGTGGTGGCCATGTTTGCGATTCTCGTGGCCATCATGATTGCGAACCTCAATCCCAAGGCCGAGTCCGGCAAGGGTGAGGCCAAGGCAGCGGGTGACATCATTGCCCACATCGTCTGGCCGAACGGCGACACGGACGTGGACATTTGGATGTTCGGGCCTGATGAACCCGGCCCTGTAGGCTACAGCAATAAGGCTGGCATCATATGGAACCTGTTGCGGGATGACCGTGGGGTTCTGCCGGATGCCACGCCGATCAACTACGAGGATGCCTTCACGCGCGGCGTTGTGCCGGGCGAGTACATCATCAATGTCCAGTGCTTCCGTTGCAATCTGGCACAATTCCCGATGACGGTTGACATGGGAGTGTCGATGCGGGACAGGTACAGCAATGACACCATCAACAATATCGTCACCACCAAGATCGTCTTGAAGGCCGATGGGCAGGAGAAGACCGGCGTTCGCTTTGTCGTCAAGGAAGACGGCACTGTCGATATGTCCAGCATCAACAACGTCTATCGCAAGCTGGTGGGCAACAAGGAAATCGAGAAGAAGGGGACGTTGACTGTCCCGGATCGCTATATCGGCGGCGGCATGGGAGGACACTACTGATGACTTGGGCACACGCAATGGCAGGGCTTACCCTGATCACGATGTTCGGCGCGATGGCATGGCTCATCACGCATGCACGAACGGAAACCATCTATCGTCCTCTTGCCATGGTAGCCTTCTTCCTCGGCTTCCCGGCAGTCTACATGACCTTGGCGCTGGCCACGGGTACGCCCAAACCGGCCATGGTCTTCAACGTGCCGACCGAAGGAATCGTTCTTGGCTACAAGCCCGAGACCGGCAAGAACATCTATGTCCTGCTGGACCTGATGGACAATGGTGCGCCGGTCTACTACTGGCTGCCTTGGAACTCGCAGACCGCCGAGAAGATTGAGATGGCACTAAATTCAGGCAAGGGTACTGCGAAGCTTCGGTTTCGCGCCAAGCGGACGACTCGCAAAGGCATCTTCGACTGGGATTATCCGTGGGACATTCCTGAGCCTGAAGTCCTGATCGACCCTACTGAAGTCAAGATGCCGGAGAAGGAAGCTGGCAACCCCACGGCGGGCATGAAGCTCGCGCCCGGAAACGGCAACGACTAAGGACTTGACAACAACGAGTCATCTCCTTTAAGGGTATGGTTAATTCCAACTCAAAAGGAGATGACAACATGGACTGGGACTTTATTGCGAATGGATCGGTGGACACCATCGACCTCGTGCCGGATGCCTTCAAGGGCTACTACGAAGAGGACAAGGCCGCTGGTGCTTTCGTTCTCAAGGCCGACATCAAGCCGCTGGCTGAGGCCTACACTGGAGCGAACAAGAAGCTCACCACTTTCGGCAAGCAGAAGAAGGACGACAATACCAAGGATGCCGCGCGCCGCCTTGTGATCGACGGCATCGCTGCGAAGCTGGCCGAGGCTGGTATCGAGGTGGGTGACGATGTGGCCAAGTTGCCGGACATCATTTCCGAAAAGTTCACCGAACTGCTCGGTCAAGTGAAGGGCGGCAAGGAAGCCAAGGTCAATCTGGAAGCCATCAAGGCCGACTTCAACAAGCGCCTCGCTGCGGAGCTTGCGAAGAAGGACGGCGACCTGACCACCATGCGCGGCTCTCTGGAGAAGTACATGGTCAACTCGGCGGCAGCCACGGCTCTTGCCGAAGCGGGCACTGTCGAGAAGGGTGCTGAACTGTTGATGCCCATCATCAGCCGTTCCGTGAAGGTCGTGCAGGAAGACGGCGAGTATAACGTGAAGGTCGTGGACAGCGACAACAACGTGCGCCTCAACAATCGCGGCGAGCCCATGGGCATCAAGGACCTCATCGGTGAACTGAAGCTTTCGCATCCCATCGTCTTCAAGTCTGAAGCGAAGCAGGGCGGCGGCAAGCAGCCGGGCACCGGCAAGGTTCCGGCGAGTGGTAGCATGCGCCAGCAGAACGCTGGTGAGCGCACCCCGAACCAGAAGATTTCCGCTGGCTTGGCTACCCTCGGTCGCTAACTTTCCCGCACCTGAGATACGCGATAATCAGAAAAGGCCTTGGCGAAATCCAAGGCCTTCTCTTTTGGGGGTTGACATGTTAACCATGAATCCTGTATTTCCTTGACAACGGTTTCTTCGCGCATGTTGCGTGAGGGGGACGGACCTTCTGAGGGAGAGCCAACGAAGGTTATGAAATCGGGAAACCGAGCCTCATGACCGTAGTGAACTTTTAACCACCTAGAAGGAGAACCGCCCATGGCTTCCGTAACTCTCGCTGAAAGCGCCAAGCTGGCTCAGAACGACCTTGTGGCCGGTCTGATCGAGAACGTCATCACCGTCAACAAGTTCTATGAAATCCTGCCGTTCGACGGCATCGAGGGTAACGCTCTCGCCTACAACCGTGAAAACGTCCTCGGTGACGTTGACGTTGAAGGTGTGGGTGACACCATCGGTTCCAAGGCGGCTGCGACCTTCACGCAGGTCACGTCCAGCCTGACCACGATTATCGG